AAGGATAATTAGCTTTTAATTCATCAAACCATTCTTGCATTGCTGTTTTCATAGTAATAAAAATATGCCCCCACCTTAAGAATTAATAAAACCCCTGTTAATAAATAATAATTGTGGTGAGGGCAATGAGTTAATAAATTACCAAGGTAAATCGTCTTCTACGATTGGGGCATTATCGCTTACCTCAGGCTTGTTGTCTTCCAAAGAAACATAATTCTTAGTCTCTCCTTCTTTAGTCCATGTGTCAATGCTGATGGATACATCCTTGCCATACTTGTCAGGCTTGCCGATGTTGATGTTCAGCTTAACATACTTGTTGCCATTGTACTCCTCAATGTAGTTCTTGATTACCTCTGGCTTAATCGTTACCGCTAACCAGTTTTCGCTTTTCTTTTTACCGCCACCGCAGTTAATTTTCTTTTCCTTTTCCATGTTTGTTTTTGTTTAAAATGAATATAAATTGTCTAACTTCTTTTGTTTCCTTCTTTCCTTGTCATACTCTGCATGGCAGAACTTACACATACCTACTCTATTTTCTCCCCACCCATTCTTCTTGCTAAAATATTCTAGCTTCCTGACTACCTTGCATTTGTAACACTTCTTCATACTATATTTTTGTTTCAGCTTTTATAAAAGACAATGCGCTTCTTAATATGTCTATTTGATAATGCGCCTCTCTTGTTAATGAATCTATAAACGTGTCGTAGAAACTTACATCCCCAACCTCCTTCGACATAATAAACTTCTTCTCGGTAGCCGTCCTATCCATTTGGTCTGTTACCTTTAATTTGTTTACAATATGTTGCTCTAGTAGGTAGGTAATTTGTGCCTTGATTGTTGCTGATATGTGTAAATTATCATGCAATAAGTTCAGCTTCATTACCACTAGGCTTGGGTCAGATAAATTTGTTTCAGTAGCAACTACCTTTCTAAATGTCTCTACCATTTTTTTTACGTCCTCAAACTTAGACTGTAAGGCTTCCTCTTGGAATGTTTTCTTCATAGCGTTGTGTTGTTTTATTTAATTTAATGTTATACTTTTTCATGTAGTCGTATAAATGTCTTTCTTTTATGCCTAGTTTCATTCTTGCTAGACTATTTGTTCTACTTGTGTTAAGTGCTTTTAAAATAAGAAGCTTAATGTTGTAGTCTATGTTTAAAATTTCCATGTTATATGTGTCTTATTGCTACTGTTTTATCTAATGATTTTATATAAATTTTATCCTTGTTCTTTGCAACTCTTTTTATAATAGTTTCACTGATGCCTAGTTTTGCAGAAGCCTTTTTTGTGGAATCATATTCTATTCTGTTTTTTCTTCTCTCTGTTACATCTTCTATTGTCATGTCGTAAATTGCTATTCTAAAATTATTGTTCATTCTTAAAAAGGAATTTCATCTAATGCTTGGTTAATATCCTCCTCGGTAGGCGGTGTAAATTCTATAATGGGTTGCACCAACTTCTTTCTCTTGATTGGCATGTGATTATGCAGGTCAACAAACTCAATGCCCCAATCAAATCTAAGAACGATAGGGTTCCCCTTAGGTGTTACATCTCCTCCTGTTTCTTTGTTTCTCATCTTGTTAACATATATTTCAGTATACATATACCTTTCCCTATCCTGAATATCTCTATTCATAGTCACGAATATGTCAACCTTGTTGTAGAGGATTGCGCCACCATCTGCATCAGCAGGGAATGGCATAAGCTGATTGCCGTCTTTATTTCGCTCTCTTTGAGATTGTGTTCGTGTGTGCAAAGATAAGAAAATAGATATATTGGTACGCTTCGTAAACAATAACATATCAGTATACATCTCCATATCGTAGTCGTACCTATTTACCCTCGCGTCTCTTTTCAAGGCATTAACAGGGTCTATAAATATTCCTTTGATAGAATGGTATTTAGAAACACTTTCAGCATACTTTAGCAAGTCAGTGTATTCATACATTGAATCGTTGTTTACAAAAAAGAATCTTTCATTCGTCCACTTCAAGGCATCCTGAAATTCGTACTCAGGTATTTCTTTAATCTTCTTACCTACATAGAACTCAATGATTCTCATCTTAACAGAGGCAGTTCTATTTTCCCCCGTATAAACTACGAATCCCCAATCGTATTGGTAGGCTGCCAGAAAGAATAGCCAGAGATTTAAGGTTGTTTTGCCGGTATGAGAATGTGATAAGGTAGCATAGAACTCTCCCTCCTTCAGCAAAAGGTATTTATCCATGTCATGATACCCGAAAGGCAATCCCATAGGAATCAATCCTGCTCTGTATCTCCTCATGAACTCCTCATCAAGCTGATTGTTAGCCAAGAAAGATAACTCTTCGTCTATAATACCTAACTCCTTGATGGCATCTCTCTCCTGAATCTCCAATTCATTTATCGGAGCAAGTTGACCTCTCACTATACCATCAGCAATACCCCTAATTTCTATGTCAAGTTCTCCATTAGAAAACTTTTTTGCAACCTCGAACTCAAGTATTTGCCTAGCGATATGCTCCTCAACCAATCCTCCTGCAACCCAACCTCCTACAAGGTAAGATGCTCTCATAACTGAATTATGTCTAGTGCCTTGCTCTGCATTTTGAATCATGCGCGTAGCAATGTTCAGCTTAGAATAATCAGTTCTAGTACCTGTCATTACCATGCCCTCATTCCTTGTTGTTTCTATAACCTCAAAGAATGTTTTGCTATCCTCATTGATGTATATTGTTGGGTCATAAGATGCATACAAAACTCTTGAGGGATTTCTTGCGGTTGTGTCAAACATTGGGTAACGTTTCAATAACGCGTTGTAGTGTTGGTCATGTTTATTCCCATCAGCTATCTTAATTAACCCATGCAATCCTTTGCCGGAAGGAGAAACCCATAATGCGTATATGTACTCATCCTTATGCGCATCATTTTTATACTTCTCTACCTCATCAATGTCATCAATGTCGAATGGTATGAATCTAGAATGTATGCTCAATGATTCGTCAGTACGATAAGATTCGTAGTAGGTATTGTCTGCTCTTTGTTTTTTTATAGGAATATTAAATACCCCTGAGAACAAAACGCATGGCAATTTCTTCTTTAGCTCTCTTATCTCAGCCTCATCATTGCTACTTCTTATTTGCTCGACCAATGGCTTGATGCTACCGCCTTCGCGAATCATCTGCAAAGCCTTGCTCAATGAAACATAGCTAGGCTTGTCAACCTCATTTATGTGTCGAAAGAAAGTTATTTTTGTGTTCGATGTATGTTTCGAGTTCATCGTCTAGCTTCTTTAATCTTGTGTAGTATTCAATGTCCGTTTCCATCATGTCTCTATTCTTTTTTAACGAATTAATGACGGTGGTATGGTCTGTTATAGGGAAGTATTCTACTATACTTTTAAGGGATAATCTAGCATACTTTCTGAGCAAATAAATGCACTGATGTCTTGGTAGTATAATCTCCTTTTTTCTAGTATGCTTCGTTACCTTAACGCCATACTCATCCTCAACTAATTGTATAATCTGCATAGGACTGACTAATGGTTTCATACCCTTGTTTTTAGGCATCATCTCTAATCCAATTTGGTAGTTTAATAATAGGTTTAATTCCACTCATCATATACCAAAACTCATAACCCATATTAAAGCATTCAGGATTGGTTAAACAATAATTGAATCCAACGCAAAGTCTTTCTAATTCAGCCTTGCCATAGTCCATGAACCTTTTGTCAATAGGAATTAATCCGTTCCAATATGGCGCTGACTTCTCTACAACATAAAAGCTAAATGGCTCTCCATAAATAGCACATTGTATGTAGTATTGATGATTGAAGAAGTCCTTAGTTATGGCGTCTATCTGACCGCTTTGTACTGACTTAACGTCTATCGTGGCTTCTGATTTTACAATGTCTCTGATGCGAATGAATGGTAAATCGTACAACTCTATTCTTTCAGAAACCTCAAATTGTGCTCCGTTTGTAGCCAAGTCCCATTCAGGGTTTTCTTTTACAATTTGTGAAATTTCATACACATCATTGTAAATAACATCGGAAACAACCTCCTTGCCCTCAGCCTCAGCCGAAAATTTAGCAAATCCTTCCTTGCCAACTGTCGTGCGCATATCGAATTTTGGGGAAACAGCATATCTGTTTTTAAACTCGTTAGGCTCTAACAAAAGGCAATGTAGCATACTGCCGAATTGTAGGGCAGGAGTCGTCTCTCTTTGTTTGTTTAGATAGGCAATATAATGTTTTGGACTTTTGGCAAACTCCTTAATTGAGGAGTAGCTTAATGGTCGCTCGTTTAAATTATCTAGTGTAATCATGTTTAGTTTTTTTGTGTGTTATCCGATTGTCTTTACTGATTCAAGTAACTTGTCTGCCGTTTTCTTGGAAACTGAAAAATACTTTCTAACCTCAGTTAGCGTAGCGCCTTTTTCTACCAACGCCTTAATTGTGGCGAAGTCCTGGGTATTCTCATTCAGCCATTTAACTTCCCCCTTATTCAACAACGGGAACGGGAAAGCTATACCATTGTCTGCCTTAATTGTGGCGCTTTTACTATCATCAATTTTATCCTGCTTATTAGTAGCGTCTGCGTCCTTGGTGTCGTCAATCGCAAATAATCCATTCAATGCGTACTTACGTGCGTATGAACTAGCTGACCCTGTTATTTGAGACGCATCCATTCCTTTCTTTGATTCCTCCTCTCTAGCCCAACCTATCGCGAAGGCTGATGTTTTAGTTTCTTCGTGCACTAGGGTAGCCATGGCTCTCACGTATATTCTACCGCCTACCTCGATGATGTCGTCAGTAATGATTAGATAATAGCCGTACTTGTGTGCGACAGGCTTTACCGCCTCAATGATGTCCTCAGCACTACGATAGTTGTAGTTGCCAAAATTGTTGCGTTGATTTTTAGGAGCGTGTAACTCCTGTTGAATTTTGATAATGCTCATGTTGTTTGTTTTAAATTATAAAAATTAAATTTCTTTTTGTACTTCCTGCCAATACTTTATATTTCCGCTTGTTGGTTCGTTCATATCATATTTTAATGCAAAAAGTATTTCGCCTACTGCCATTAACGCTGACGCTCTAGCTATCCCGTTAACCTTTGTCATGTTCAGCTCATGTCCTACCTCGCTTAATACTGCAAGGGAAAATGAAGCTATAAGTTTTTGTGCTTGTTCTTTTGGTGTCATAATAATAAATTTTAAAATAAGGGGAGCATCGTGGAAACGAACTCCCGTTTGCTTTATATTAAACCGCCGTATGTTTCTTTTCTAATTTTGGCGCCGGAAATCCATGAGCCATGAATCCGTTTAAGATTGATAACTCTAAGGTCTCTAGGACTCTATCTAATGAATCCTTAGTTAATATGTCCTCAAAAATTTCCCTGGCGGTATCCTCAACCTTGTTAAGGATTGTGCGTTGTAATGGTTCTATATTCATGGTGCGTGTTTTAAGCAAAGTTAAGCAACCTGTGGATAATCCCAAAAGTTTTCTTATCTTTTTTATAAATTTTTTTAAAATCATAATCCTCCATAATTTGACAGGCGTCCGCGTCCGTCTTTTGATACATGGCGCTAACATTAAACTTTTCTACCCATTTGTTGAACTCTAGTTTTCTTTTTGGCTCAATCGTATGATGAACCTTTATACCAAATTCGTTTTCCATAATTAAATTATTTCTCGTGTGTCTTTCTTTTTTGCAAAGTATAAAATTGTTATTGAATCAGTATTGTGCGGGACTTTTAATTGGTCGCATATTTGCTCCCATGTATAATCGTTCGCAAAGTCTTCGCTAAATAAATTTACATAGGCTCCTTGCGGGACTGCGTCCCACTCCCTAGCCTCTAACTCCTGTACTTGTTCTTCAGTTAATTGCATGGTATTATTTTTGTGTCATTAAATTGTATGTCCTTATTATGTCTTGCTTCCCGTAATAATGCTTTATGTGTTTATGCTTCCCGCACTTGCAAACAAAATGCTCATGCGAATAGGTTTCGGTAGAATTAATATAGGTACTTACCTTCGTCCACATGTGGCGGTGTAAAAAATTTTTCCAATTCATGTTTAATCCTTTTTATTTTTTTTAATTAGATTTCCTTTGTCGTCCATTGTGGGTGCCTTGCGCACCTCGTAGCCTAGCCAAAATATACACATCACATATACTAGGGCTATAATCTTCCAACTTATCATATTAAATTTATTATGCTTGATACTTGCTTGCGGTTTTTAATAGTTCATCAAATTTGTTTTCAATGTCTGCCTGTCCCTTGGGAAACTGCTCTAGAAAATATAACATCGTTGCGCCCTTAATCATGTCTTCAACGTCCTTGTCCTTAAGCATGGCGGAGCATAGCATCTCTGCAATTTGTTTTACTGAACCTGTAATGTCTACCTTCATCTTTACGCCGTCCAATTCGAATCGTGCGTGTGCGTGTGTTTCTTTTTGCATTTGTTTTGTTTTAATTGTTATAATACTGGCAATTCGTTGTGATTGCCTTTGTTGTCTAAATAAAATAGTGCGCCTCCGTCATTGCCTTCATCATCAGCAGACAGGTAGCATAGTGTCCCATCGCTTAGTTTAAAGACGATAGGTCTTTTATACCAATGCATCTCCTGTGCGTCCTCCTGTGTCATGTAGTTAACGCTTACGATAGTTTTGCCTAGCAATACCTCGCGCGCCTTTTTGTTCCAAAATGTTTCTAGTTCCTTTGTTTGTTTCATGGTGTTTTATTTTGTTAGGTAATCAATGTGCGCCTTCGCGCTTGTTAAAGACTTGTGAAAGCTATTATCAATTTGACATACATAGTCGTCCTCCATTTTGTAAATCCAATAGCCTAAGTAATAATATTTTGTCATGGTGTTTTTTTTACTCTGCACTATAATCGTACAGGTCGTTGCTCAATTTGTCCTCCGTCCTTTGTTGTTCATGCTGATATATGTAGGACGCAATCACGTCCCAACATATACCAATTTGTGCGTCATGGTGCCTTTCTAAATCTAATAGGATATTGTCTGCCTCCTGTTCAGTCAGTTCAATCCCTAATGAATCCGCCTTGGCTAGGACGTCCTCAGTGCTCCAAATAATTTTAATTGTCTTCATGTGTTTAGGTTTTTATAATTTTAAAATTTGTCTCCTCCTCTAACCATTTGTTACAGGACGCGCATACCCATTCGTTAAACTCAGGATTCAAACTCATCTCACTCTCGGGAACTACATTCGCGCAACATTCACATACTGCTTTATTGTCCTTTGTGTATGTGTCCCCGTAGTATCCCCAATCGTCCCAACCGCCGTAATTATAACCGCCATAACTACGTCCGCGCGACCTTGTTTCTGCGGTGTGCTCGTATGTCTTCGTCATCGTCCGCATGATGTCGTGTACTAATTTGTAGCAATTAAATACGTCATCGAAGCATACAACTTCATCGTCTTGGTGTGGGTTATAATATCCGCAACTCATGTTGGCAACTGATATATTCAAGCCTAATTGCTTTAAGGCGTATACGTCCGTTAGGGCTCCGCTAGTAGTTTTATACCCGTAACGCTTGAGGATATTTTTAACGTCTTTTTTAAATGCTTTACTCTGCAATGGGGTGCCATAAATCTCGTCAACGAAATCACCATTCCCGCGTCTATCACATTGCAAAACGAATCTACAATCGCTAAAAAAATCTAGGTTAGCCTCGTAACTGCCAACACAACCAACTTCCTCGTCTCTAAAGAAAGCTACCTTAATACAATCAAAATCCTGCAACGCTTGTAGGCAAATAGCAATACCGACCTTATCATCTCCTCCGCAACCTGTCGGGGTCATCTTTAGCCTGTCGAATCCAATCGCGAACTCATCATCAGCAATAATCGTGAACGCCCTGTCATCAATAATTTTATGGACTGAATCAGTATGCGAAACGATACAGGGATAGGTTCGCGCGTCCCCTTTAGTTATATAGATATTCCCGTTGTGGTATACGACCTCAACGCCCATATCTTTAACCTGTTCTAAAATATACGCTTCCATGCGCTTAGTCTCGTATGAATAGGATTGAATCCCTAGTGTGTTAATTAATAATTGTCTCATGTTTATTTTGCTTCGTTTAATGTTTCTAAATAATCTGCCTTATAATCCGCGTAGATGTCTAATCCGTCAACGTTTATCATGTCGTTTTCATGGTACCACTCCCCGCTAAATTCACATTTTACCGCGTGGTCTTGTAGGCAATAGTCTTCGTTATGTAACTCCTGCGCGTCATCGTTTAAGATGTATGCTCCTTCACTTTGGCTGTATACGCAATTATCAGTTAATTGGTAATCCCCGTTAATGTCGGAGCATATCGCGTCATCGTTAGTTAAATACCAATCCCCGTCAACCTCTACGCAATCCTCCTCCAAATAATAATCCCCGTTGTAATCACTTACCGCGTCTTCATGGCGCACCCATGAACTTATACGACCTCCGTTAGGTCTTCTATAATCTAGAAAAATTGCATCGTCTCTGTCAATCCACTCATCTAAATACTCCGAATAAACCCCCTCTTCAATTTCCTCAAAACCGCCATTAGTACATGTCAATTTTTTTATGGCGCCGTCTTCATCATTCGTTAAATGGTGCTCGCTTGTTAAGTACTTCATCGTGTCCAAATAAGGGAACGTGCCTAAGTCTTTAGTATTTTTCAACTGAACACTCACGCCGGACTCACTTACGCCCTCATGATTGAACATGTCAAAGGATTCATGGTGGCATGATTGACGCGACTTGTAATAATACCCGTTTTCAACTGCCCAATCTTTGAACGCTGGAAATAAGTTTTCGTGCGCATATATTGTGTCCATTAATTTCCTGCCTTGTATGTCAATCCACAACAGGGCGCGTCCTAATACCTTACCTGCGCTATCATGAGCAACCAATAAAGAGCATACCTCAGGATTATTAACGTATAATTTTAAATAAGATTGACACTCTTCGTGTCTCATGCAACTGCCCCATAAATTCGTATCCTTCCCTGTAATGGTAGAATAATTGCTAAATAAATAGGCGTCTAATATATCAGCCCCTGAAACTACCTCGAAGGTAATTTTGCGCCCGTTTCCTTCCTCGTCTCCTAATACTGAAATATAGGACTTCACTAGGTTAACAAATTTTTCGTAATCCTGCTCACTAAATTCAATCCCTGAAATAAGTTTCTTTACTAGCTTCCCAATCTTTGCCTCCTGTCTTCCGTCTCTCAACCATTTGCCGGTCTCCTCGTTTGTCTTATGCTCTCTGCCGTTTGGTAGGTAGGACGCTAACTCTCCGCGCATAGTTATGTAATTACCGAATTCGCGCGTGTGGTATTGTACCTGCAAAAGGTACCTTGCGACATCACTCGCATCTCTCAACCTGTGCAACATATCACTAAAGGACTTCGAAAAAGTCAGGCGGTTAGCCTCCAATCTCTCGCGTTCTATTTGTCTCAATCTCTCGCGTTCCTCCTCCTCTCTCTGCTCAACAATAGACGTGTGAAATCTTTTAAGGTGCTGATATTTTGTAAAAAAATTGTCCCAATACGTCTCGCCTTGTAAACTGCTATATAATTCTAGGATATTTTTAATAGCTGATAGATAATTAAACTTCATGTTATAATAATCCTCAACCATGTCGCGAGTAGTGTATCCCCTTTGTGTGTCTCTCATGCGGTTATTAACTAGCATGTAACTTAATTGAGCCCTTTGTGGATTCGGTAAAGTCTCAATCCACTGCGCGCATGTCTTCCCTTCCTCACTAAAAAAGGTTTCAGGCTCATGCTCTGCAATATCCTGCCAACGATTTATTACTATGTGCTTCCTGTCGTTTTCTATGTCGACTAAATACCCGTAAAATTCCGAGAACTTGTCAGGGGTTTCCGTATGGCTCCACGTAAATTGATTAACAATATTAGAGGCGGGGTGGAAATAATCCGTATTCATAGAATTTATGGCGTTATCAATTTTGCCCTGTGATTTTAGGGCTTCGATAACTTCGTCAATGATTGAATCAGGGTAAGGAACTAACGCGACATAAGGCGTCAGGGCTTCCCTGATAACTTGGATTTTGTGCGATTGTGTGTTCATTTGATTGATTTTTAATTAGTTATACATCTACGACTACATTCGTACATGTGTTGTTTTTTTTTGATATATCAAAGATACGGGCAACATGTGTAAAACTCCAAATAATTGTGCAACTATTTTTAAAAAACTTTTGTAGGATTTTGGCGGGTCTCTGGCGTGTTATAGGATTCTACCAACATGGCTCGGAAACTGAACTAAGTAAAACAATGCTCGGATAATTGTAGCCGGTACCTTATAATGAATTAGCCTTTCCCTTTTATAACATGTTTGAATAGACATGCGAAAATGGATTAGAATAAAATTTAATGAGGTGGGAGCCGTCCCAATTTGCCTTCTCTTATGCAACTATATAGACAGGCTTATGAACGCCCTGTGTCGTTTGAAATTAATTTCGAGAGCCCACGCGGTTCAACTTATTCCGATTCCACCCCCACCCGTTCCTCTGTGCCCATATATGTGTCCCACCTTAATATGCACATCTCCGGCATATGCCATTGCATATAAAATCTCACTTTTCAGCTAAATTATATGTATACGAATATATTCGTAATTATACGTATTATTATCTGTAGTTTACGCTCCGACTCGCGTGCTTCGTCTCGCTACAGTAATACAATACTGTAAGAGGCCTCAAACGCAATGCTGGCGTAGAAGGTTGTAATAAAAATTGTTACGCTTTTATGCCATTTGTAACAAAAAATGTTACAATGCAACCTAAAATACTATGTAATAATATTTGTTAATTGTAACAATTATTGTTATATTTGTCTTATGAGTATAACAAATTATGCAACCTACGAACACAATCCATTTAGGGTGGAGCATGGTTATTTTCCTAAGTGGGGAGAGGTAGATAAGGACTCTGGAGAAATTAAGTTCAAGAGAAGGGACATGGAGAATCATATTAGAATATACCCAAATGCCTACGAGGACTTTCGTAATCTAAACTCCATGGCTGTAAAAATACTCAGCTATATATTCAAGGAGCTGAATAAGGATGTTGTTAGATTGAATGTACCAGAGCTGATGACAGAGTTCAGCATAACAGGTAGACCAACCATTTATAGGGGGATTGAGGACTTATTAGAGAAAAAGTTTATAGTTCGCAAGGCCGGCACAGACATGTACTTTATAAACCCCGGCAAAATATATGGTAAGGATAGGGCTAAGTGGTATGACGAGACTTTAGCATTTGATACGAGATTTAGAGGCATGATGCAAACTATCAGCACCTACCCAACAATAGACAATAAAATTATAGATAATGATATTAGATAGAGAAAAGATAGCTGAACTATACCTAGGGGTATTAGACTATGATTTAGATGGTAAGCTACCAGTCTTG